AAAGTATGAAGATTGCTCTTGATGAAAGTGGCATCCGTGCTATTCATCCTGATAGAATGGAAGCACTTGCTGATTCTATGGTACAAAAACTTAAAGAAGAACCCCCCACTCCCGTAAAAGGTATTGCTACGGCAGCGAAGGGTTGGAGGACTTGTGATCCTTTGAGTGAGTAATTATGAATGAGAATCAACAGTAATCACTCAAAATATGTTTCGTGGACATAACCCAATCCTTGAGTTAAATCAATTTTACAGCAGATTGTATGACCTTGTAAACCTGAAAAATAAAATTTAAAGTATCCATAACCATCTTTCCAAGTATCATTATTAGTACCATATTGAGAGTGACCATTATCAACATAAACAATACTAACACTGTCAATATCACAGCTATTAACATCTTTGTATATTTGGGTAAGATGTCTTAATCCACTACCATCATTATCACCTTCAGCGTAGAATGCAAATCTATATTTTGCAGTTAATCTGTCGAACCGTGCGTTAACTGGTGAGTTTGTTCTTTGTACAAGAGTAAGTGTTATTTCACCAGCCATTTTTACATTCGTTCCAAATCTCCATACGAGGGTAGGAGTGCTATCACTACTGCTAGGTGCCATTTGGAAATATGCAAATCCAGCACCCAAATCAGCATCATAGAACTGTGGTCTAATTCTCATCGCAGTTGAAGCAACTGGATTGCCAACAGATTGTCCAGATCTGATGCTTAATGCAGGTCCACCATTAGTCTTGGCATTACCGAGACCTTGTGGATATATGGTCAATCTATCATCATCAAAATTGTCACCATTATTTACTAGGAACTGAAGTTGACCAACTGCTGCTCCACTTGGAGCAGATGATGTACACTTAATAATTGCTGCAGTGCTATTGGCAGCACCAGTGCTGTTATTAGAACCACCACCAAATAATATTTGTTGAGTTCCACTCCAACTACTAGAGAGAAGAAGTTTTACATCATTACTGTCGGCAATCGCCAATCTAACTGGAGGACTTGCATTATTGATACCTGTCTTACCATCTTGTAAGATCATAAATCTATTATTTGATCCATTTATATCAGAATCAGTTGAGACTCCAAATCCTTCATTGCCACCAAGTCCAAAGAAAATACTACCCTGAGTATTCTTCAGTTGTATTGAACAATCTGAAGTTGATGAATACTCGAATGTGGCAGCATGATTGGATGTTGAATAAACATGGAGTCTGGAATCTGGATTCGCGTGTCCTATCGCCGTATTACCATTATCTATGATAGCTAATCTATCATTACCCGAACTATGATCTCTAATTGTAAATTTTCCAGCACTATCAGATTTTATTCTGAAAAGATTTCCAGAACCACCAGTACAAGTCATATCAATTTCAACGGTTGATGCGTGCTTCAGTGTTAAATTGTTAGCAGAAGTACCAAGGTCACCTCCAATAACAAGACGACCATCTTCAGTGAGACGCATCATTCCAGTGCCGCTACCACTTAGACCATTCTTATACCAAGTGAAATGTCTAGTAGTGTCATCATTATCACTATCAATATTAAAGGTCATCAACTCATAAGCGTTGATGTGTCCTGATGATGAATCTGCTGTTCCTAAATTGATAACACCATATTTGACATCTATTTGACCATCAGAAGTTATACGAAGTCTCTCTGCATTGCTTGTTGCAAATCTAATATAAGTAGACTCAAAGTTCCACAACTGTCCACCAGAACCATTATATCCAATTCTAAATCCATTACTACCAGCATTACCAGTTGATGTATCTCTAAACTGAATTTGAGCGCCAGTGCTAGCAGTATTGGTGATTTCCATCATTTGAGCTGGAGCAGCAACTCCGACTCCAATCTTACCAGCAGAAGTTATACGAAGTCTTTCTACTGGTGTTACACTGCCGTCAGCAGATACTTTGAAAGAAAGGGCAGTAGGTTTGTCGTCATTCGCATGATCTCCGTCTGCTTCTGCAAGAATCTCTGCACACCGTTGATAAGTTCCATTACTATCATTACCCCAAACTCTTATGGCTGCAATATCATTTCCAGAACTAATTGATGTATCATTTCGTGCAAGAGTTAAAGTAGATGTACTGGTATTTACTATTTCTAGGTTTGGTGCATTACCACCATCAACTGCTGTAGTGTGTTCTCCTATTAACACTCCACCAGTTTTACTAATTGTAACTCGTTTAGTTGGTTCTGTAGAAGTCGTCTCTGATGTCCAGAATGTCAATTCGCTATATGGTGCATCAGAAGTGCTTTCTTGTCCTCTAATTCTAGATCTTGCAACTTGATTTGTTGATGTGATAACATCAAAATTAAGGTCTACTTGTCCCTGAGATCCACCAGCACCATGTGTATTTCGTAATCTTAAAGCTTCAAAGTTTGTGTTTGATTGTCCTCTAATGTCAAGTTTTGCACTTGGATTATCAGTTCCGATACCTACCAGTCCAGTAGACTTTATCCTCATCATCTCTATTTGAGGAGAGTTCTGATTGGCAAAGAAGAAATCACCGTGGTTTACACTTTGTTGGATTGCTCCAAAGTACAAGTCCGCACCGCTACCAACACGGAACTGCATACCAGCAAATGCATTTGCGGTTGTACTGGGGTTTTCTAATTTAAGTAAATGATTTGTATCAGTAGTAACACTAGTAAGACTATATGCTGTGTTAAATGTCTCTGTTACATGTAATCTAACATCTGGGGAATTTTCTCCTATGCCGACATCACCAGCAGAATTTATACGAAGTCTTTCTGTTCCCTCTGAGTTTGGAGTATCAGCGTAAATTGCAAAGTCAGCACTATCTAAGTATATCTTACCAATATTACCGCCAGATTGATCAAAAAATATTGCAGGTGATTGACCTCTTAGATGAAGTAGAGCACCGTTAGTAGTATCACAAACAGCAAGTCTTCTTCTAGAACCAAGTTGTGACTCTAAATCATTAGTTCCAATAATAACGTCACCATCAGACTTTATACGAAGTCTTTCCGTTCCACCAGTAGTAATTGTTAGTGTATCGGCAGATACCTCATCAATATAAGTATTAGATCCACCATCAAAATATAATTTCTTTGTAGCACTTATTGCTACATCATCTAAAATATAAAGTTTGTTGTGAGTGGTGTTTCCACGAAGATAATCTTCAAAACGCGATTGTCCATAAACGTGCAAGAGATTTGTCGGATTATCAGTTCCGATGCCAACCAAACCAGCAGAAGTTATACGAACTTTTTCTGTTTGTGCAGTGCCAAAACGCAGATATCGTGTTTGTTGATTGTACTGAATAAAACCATCAAATTGTGCATCTCCAGATGTACTATCTGCAAAGTAAATTGCGCCAGCACTCGTAGTACCAGTGCGGATTGTAATTCCACCGTGACCACTCTCTCCAATTGTTAGATTATGTGCGCCACTGATACCTTCAGTTGTGGTTCCAATTTTTACCTTACCACCATCGGTAACTGAGAAGACTTCAGTAGAACCATCATAAAGATTCAGAATATCTCCTGTACCACTCTGTGTAATTGCTACACCAACTGTCGTATTATTTGCTGCTACTTCTAACTTATCAACCGACGTTACTTCTGTGTCTAAAGTTGTGGTAGTACCATCTACCTGAAAGTCACCAATAACTCTAAAAGTTTGTGCCGTTACAATGCCAGTATAATATGCATTGGTAGCATTCAATCCCGTAGCATGTAGGAAAGAATCTCCGATCACATACCCAGTTCCTGGGGTGCTACCGATACCAGCAGGTGCAACTCTAGTTAACGCCATTTATATTATCAGATTTTTAGTTATTTATCTCAATTAGGAAAATGCGACAACTGCACCATCATATGCAACATATGTAATATCAACACTGTATTCCATATAAGCATTATTGAAAGTATTAAGTTGTAATGTATTTGTACTCCAAGAGAGTGATAGTGTTCCGCTAGGATTACCCCATCTGCCTCCATCCGCAACTGCAAATGTTCCAACAGCTCTTGTTCCGCCATAATTAGCAGCGGCATATGTTTCCATTCTTCCACCAAAATTACTCACAGGATTTACATAATGCACAGTCACATAAGCAAATAAACGGGTGTTAGAACTCTGCCAACTGCTAATAGTAAGAAGATTGTGTGTAGTAGAAGTGCTTCCAGATCCATGATGGATTCTCTTTCCTATTTGACTTCCGCGTTTATTAAAGAAAAGCTGAACTGGTTGTTGACTATTAGAGGCATTAGTTGAACCTTTTATGATTCCTCCATCACCAGTAATGATCAACCTTGTTGTACTTTGTGTCTTTAAGTTTATAGCATGATTTGAAGAAACTGTGAGACTCATATCACCACCTGTTTTCCAGATGGTGTTACCAGTATCTAATCCTCTTATTCGCAGTCCATCTAAGTTTGCGTAACCACTAGCTACATATAGATAAGGAGTTTGTCCACCAATCTGAGCAGGAGAAGTAGCATTTATAGATACTCTTCCATTAGTATCTACAACTACTCTATATGCACTGTCATTACGATCATATAAAATAAATCCACCACTACCTACAGCATCGTCAGATCCAAGAGTAAAGTCAGAAGATGCATCATTATCAGTGAATCTAATAAAGGCGTTACCAACATTTCCCTTTATCTGCACTACATCAGTCTCACCACCAATTCTAGTAACCTGAGCAGTGTAACTACTTTGCTCAAAATTGCCGCCAATGTTCAACCAACCACCAGGAGCTATACGAATTCTTTCTGTTCCAGACCCATTAGCAGTTGGGTAAGTACTATTGGTATAGAATCTGTGTTGGGTCGCTGGGCGCATATTGCTTCCCCATCCACCACCATAATATACATCGGCCTGTGTTCCAGTATCCCAACATCCAATTAAGGTATATGGAGGATGACTATTGGATTTTGGTTGCCCACAAATTGTAGAACCTCTATTACTGCCACTTCCATTAGAGTTTCCTATTTCTATTGACTTATATCCAGTGTCAGCATTGCTAGCAGGAGCATGTGCTACTATTACTCCATGTGATGAGGTGTTATCTATAGCAGAGTTTACAAGAAGTGTACCATCAGAATCTATACGAAGTCTTTCGTTACCACCATAACCATTAGTATAAAATGTGATGACTGAATTTGTACCACTGCTAATCCTTAATTCACTACTTTGTACACCAATTCCAAACTCATTACCAGAACCTGAGTTATACAACTCAATTTTTTGACCTACTCCAGTGTTAAATGATAATGGTGCGTTAGGAGATGTTTGATTGATACCAATATAACCATCTTTTGTTATACGAAGTCTCTCAATCATCGTATTCCCAGCACTCTTACGAGTTGAGAATGTTAATAAACCATCATATCCAGTTCCATTAAAGGTATTAAATCCACCAATCTTTGCAATGACACCCTGTGTTCCATTATTACTGTCTGCTCTAAAATCAATAAATGCACCTTGAGCAGCTTGATTATTTCTTACAGTTAATTGACCTGTATTAAAATCATTTTGTTGGTTGGTTGTAGAAGTAGTAAATTGACCTGCACCAGCTACATCAAGTTTGTATGTAGTATCAGGACTTGCATTATTAATTCCTACAGTTCCATCAGAAATTACTTTAAATCTTTCTGTCCAAGTTATAGCAGTATCTGCTGTTCCTGATGGAGCATTACGGAATACTAATTGCCCATCTACCTGATAAAGTTGAGATGCATAATCAGTATTTGTGTAATCATAAGTTCCGCCAGTATCAAGGTAATTATTAGCACCCATTGCAACAAATGAATCATCAGAGGAACCTGCAATATAAGCAGCATCATAAATTTGTAATGTTTTATAAGTGCTATACCATTCTTTTGGAGTTGTTTTATTGACTCCAATATTACCATCAGAAGTTATACGAAGTCTTTCTGTAGAATTTGTTCTGAACGAAAGAGATCTTGAACCTCTGGCATTCAATGTAAGCATATCAACATTGGACCCAGAACCAGTTAATCCTGCTTCAGAACCAATATCTGCGAATGGAGTACTATTGGTTTCAAAGACCATGTAAGGTCCAAGTGTAGGAGCAGTAAGAGTTAATGCCCGAGCACCAGAAGTAGTGACAATTTGTAGTTTAGTATTTGGAT